TTTGGGGGTGTGTGGAGCGCATTATGCCGCCTCCACTTCAACGGGGAGGCCATCTTTGCCCAGCTTGTACCAGACGCCCTCCTTAATCCCATCCTCGCCCTCGTACAGGCCGGTAAAGCGATTGCGCTTTCCATCGTGCCACACAAGACAAGCCGCACCATTTTTACCAAGTTTTACGCTAGCGTTTCTTCCAGATGAGGCAGTTACTGAGTTGTGTCCTGCTGCTTCAATCCGGGCATCGTAGCCACTGGAGCCAATCCGGGCATCGTCGCCACTGGAGCCAATCCGGGCATCGTCGCCACTGGAGCCAATCCGGGCATCGTCGCCACTGGAGCCAATCTGGACACCGTAGCCACTGGAGCCAATCCGGGCATCGTCGCCACTGGAGCCAACCTGGACACCGTAGCCACTGGAGCCAATCCGGGCATCGTCGCCACTGGAGCCAATCTGGACACCGTAGCCACTGGAGCCAATCCGGGCATCGTCGCCACTGGAGCCAATCTGGACACCGTTGCCACTGGAGCCAATCTGGACACCGTAGCCACTGGAGCCAATCTGGACATCGTCTCCGCTGGCATCTTCTGCCTCGCCAATATCTTTCGTCAGCGCAATCAAGGAATTTACATCGGAGATCACGATCTCTTTTGAAAATGCCTTATCGAAAGCATTCCGCGCCAGCCACTGAGCGTCTGCGTATTTTTTGTCAGCATACAGCGCCGTCATGGTCTCGCCATATTCTGCGCCCTGCGGGAATTTATTGCTGAACCAAGACTTCCCATCCTGACACGCGCCCCACTGGCGGAGCATGCTCAGGGTGATCTGTGCTTTGTTTGTTTCTGCGGGAGCGTTCTGCTCGACCTGCTGTGTATCTGTCATTGCCCATCACCTGTTTGGTTGATGGGTCTAATATGATAGGAATAATCCTATCATGCAATAGGAAAAATGAATTAAAAAAGGATAATTCTTATTTTCTTAGAAAAAGCCTATTTCCACATCCACTTAGCCACAACGCGACCGCTAATTCGAAGATCCTCAAGATCCCGTTCATAGCTGTCATATGCCGGGTTTATGGATGAGATTTTTACTTTAATGGGGTCCGATGACCCGAAAACGACCTCAAGTCGCTTCATAACCAGACCCAGGCCGTCCCACACAACATACACGCCGGGAGGCGTGGGAGTCTTGTGCGATAAGTCCACAAGTACGCGCTCACCAGAATGATAGTCTGGTTCCATACTATCCCCACGCACCTGTATAATTGCGAGAGACCTTACGTTATCCGTGAACGCCTCTAGGAAGCGCGCAGGTATCTGCCATTCATCAACGGGCCTATTGCCATTCTCGACAGCCAGATGATCTATGATCGCACCGGCCCCAGCTTGCGCTTGAACGTCATATTCTGGGATTCTCAGTCGTCCGGTATCGTGCAGGGATGCGTTATCTGTTTTTGGATAATGAGATGCCTCATCGCCGTTCAAATCAACGCGCCTAGGGTCATTATCATCCCTAAATACATCAGGACTTACTGACAGCAGGCTAGCAAGTCGCTCCCTAATGTCCTCCTTTAGGGTCTGAGGCGATCCCTTTTTGACGTACTGTTGCAGGTAGGCGTCGTTCTTCCCGAGAGCTTCTGAAAGGCTCTTGAGGTTATGATCCGGGTTCCGGTTCAGAAGCTCAATTAAGGCTATGCGCGCTTTGTTCAAATACGTCATGGCTAGGTTATCCCCTATATAATAGGAAATATCCAATATGAAATATCCTATTGTAAGGTAGGATGTTTCCTACTATATTCCTATTCATGATTGCTGATACAGACCCCATTCTGCCTGCCGTGGAGGCGTTCTTGGCCCGCGAAGGCGTATCGCCAACGTCATTCGGAAAGAGTGCCGTCAATGACCCTGCATTCGTCCACGATCTCCGCGAGGGGAGGGAGTTGCGCAAAAAGACGCGTGATAAGGTGTTCGCATTTCTTGCTCATCCGAAATTCCCCAAACGCACCCCCACCGAGGAGGCGCGGGTATGAAAAAAGCAACCACCACGCACAACCCGGATAGGGTGATTGCTTATTCATTGAATGGGCCTGTTTATGCGCCGGACGATTGGTCTGACGAGCAGGTTCTGGCTATCAGAGCGCAGTCCTCATCATTTTGCGTACCCACTCAGTGCGCTCATCAACGCGGATGTTCGGCGCACGGTCTGCCGTCCACTGGATTACACCGCCAAAGCGCAATGGCTCGTCAATACTCTCTGGGGCCTTCTGAATGTCACTGGCCCAACGAGCCGTTATTTGCACCACAGGGTTCCCGTTACTGTGTGCATCACCTTCTTGCAAAACTTCTTCCGACCAAGAGGTTAGGTAAAAATTTCTCATATCGAATCTCCATGGTGGTTGTGGCAATTGCCATGGTGGTGCTGCTGCGGGTGCTGGTCAATCGGCGCTCGCAGCATGGCGGTGCGGCATGAGCGCCATCCCGCCCGGATACAAAGCGGCTTACTGCCGCCCCGTCAGTGCGCGCGAGTGGACGGCCTTTGGTTCGCCCAGCCTGTCCCCTGACGCCATGCGCCAGCTCGGCAAGCCCCAATGCATCGAAATCCGTGACGGCGATGTGATCATCCTTTGCATGAAGGTGAAATGACATGGAAATGAGTAAATCAGACCAGAACGCCCAGCAGATGATCATTCGTAACAAGAAGATTATCGCTCTGCGCAGGAGCGGCATGGAGCTGCAGGATATAGCTAACGAGATTGGGCTGAGTAAGTCTCGCGTTGGGAATATTCTTATTGCTGCAGGAGTGGTTATTCGTGATCGGCCTAGTAGCGGTGGAAGCCTGAATGAACGCATAGAGCGGATCGTGCCGTTTGTTCGAAATGGGATGAGCGTTAAAGAAATAGCCGAACATTTGCAGATTTCCGTTGAAACGGTGAGAAAATGGTACAGGCCGGCGGAAAAGATTGTTCAAGGAGAAAGACCCTCTTCCGCTCAATTGCCTGCAGAAAAACCAAAGGAAAATCATAACGCGCGCGCCGCTTGGGGCGAAGCCGCGCTTCCTGTTGGCCATCCCATTGCCGTGGATGCCATGTGGCGCGGCCTTGAAAAATACCGTGAGCCTCTGGCGCTTTAACCCTCGCACGAACCCATGCCCGTAACTGCATCCTCAACCCCCAGCTTTCGCGCGACTTCCGCCAGCAGCTCCTTGCGCTGCTGGATGGTCGCGTATGGGTGCAGGAACGACCATAGCTCCGCTGCTCTGACAGTAGACTGCCAGAGGAACGGAGTGTTGTGCATGGCGGCTGGCATTGCGTCACACGCGTTCAGCGTGTCCAGCGCGTACCGGCCGCCATACTGCACCGTTCCAAATTCGGTCTCCTTCTCCATTGTTTCTCCAGTTCTCGTGTTCCGCAAAACCGAGAATGGAGCAAAGCGATGTGGAATGATCGGGCAATTCCCGCCCGGAAACAGTCAAAAAGTGACCGAAAGTTTCCGCAAATGATGGGCCTTACGCACATGCCCGTCCGAGACCGGCTTTTGAACGCGATCAAGCGCGAGTTCGAGCCTCTCAGGTTTGCAACCGAAATGCTGGCCCGCGCGGCGAAGAAAACGCCCCGGGCTGCACGTAACTGGCTGTCAGGCACGAACGCCCCTGATGCAGAGGCGCTTATCGAACTGATGGCTTCCAGCAACGCAATAGCGGCAGAGGTCGAACGCCTTGTCGCTGAACGCCGTAAGGCACGCGAGGAAGAAGAATGCCCTGGTTCAAGCTCCGGCTTTGCCGGTTCCAGTGGTTCCGAACGCATGACGGGCCACCACCATCAGTCCACATAACTTGGGTGCATGTGTCGTGGTTTGATTGGGACACATGGCAGGACAAAATGGATCGCGCATTGCGCGCCGCACGGGAGGAGTTCAGGAAGTGACCCCCATTCCCGTAGAGGAAATCCGCAGCCGCCTTGCTGACGCGGTCGATTTGGCGGGCGGCCAAAGCGCTTGGGCGCGCAAAACTGGCATCCATCGCACAACAGTTTCCGAAGTCCTGTCGCACAAACGCGACATACCAGAGAGCATTATCAACGCGCTGGGCTACATCGTTCGCCCCATGTGTGTGCCTGCCAGAAAGGGGATGAACCGGTGAAAGTCCTGATCGGTGGAGAATACAGCGGGCGGGTGCGTGATGCCTTCATTGCATGTGGTCATGATGCCATGTCCTGCGATCTGCTTCCGACCGAAAGGCCGGGCCCGCATTACCAGGGTGATGTGAGGGATGTTCTGGATTATCCGTGGGATATTGCAGTCTTTCATCCTCCATGCACGGATCTGTCTGTGTCTGGGGCGCGTCACTTTGCGGAAAAGCGGGTAGATGGCCGCCAGCAGGCTTCGGTCTCGTTTTTCATGACGCTGGCCAAGGCGGACATTCCGCGCATCGCCATAGAGAACCCGGTCTGCATCATGTCCAGCCTATGGCGGAAGCCAGACCAGATTATTCAGCCCTGGCAGTTCGGGCATGGAGAGACCAAGGCAACGTGTCTGTGGCTCAAGGGCCTGCCACCACTAAAGCCAACCAATGTCGTAGAGGGGCGTGAAGCGCGTATTCACCGCATGCCACCTTCTGAAAATCGCGGGAAGCTCCGCAGCGAAACCTATGCGGGCATTGCCGAAGCAATGGCCCGGCAGTGGGGAGAAATTGCCAATGTCTGAACTCGGCCACAACAGCAACGACCCCGCAGTAGGCGGCATCGCAGCAGACCGCCTGCGCTCGATCATAGAACGGGTGGAGCGCCTGGAAGAAGAGCGCAAGGGCCTCGCTGGCGACATCAAGGACATTTTTACGGAGGCAAAATCAGCTGGGTTTGACGTGAAAGTCCTGCGCCAGATCATCCGGCTGCGCAAGCAGGAGCCGAGCGAGGTGGAAGAGCAGGAAACCCTGCTCGATATCTACCGCAGGGCATTGGGGATGTGATCATGAAAATTGCATCCATAGACCCCGGCGCAGGTGGCGCAATCGCAATCCTGAACTGGAAAGCCCAGATCGTGGAAGTTCTGGATATGCCCATTGACTATATCAAGGTTGGCAGGACGACCCGCCGGGTGATTAACCCGGGCATGCTGGCAGCACATTTGCGCGCTCATGCACCCGACCATCTGTTTGTGGAGAATGTTTCTGTCAGGCCCGGGGAGGGCGCTGTAGGGGCATTCTCCTTCGGACGTGGCGTTGGCGTTATCGAGGGCATTTGCGCCGCTGCTGGCATCCCTCTGACCAAGGTACGCCCGCAGGACTGGAAGAAGGCGCTTTGCTGCCCAGCCGACAAGGGAGCCGCTCGGCAACGGGCCTGCGAACTGTTCCCGACCGATGCTGCGCTGTTCTCCCGCGTGAAAGACGATGGCCGGGCCGAAGCCGTGATGATCGGTTTGTTTGGCATCCGCGCCATGGAAAATATGGGGATACCGGCATGACGAAACCCCATCACGCAACGTCGGGCCGATCAGATGAATGGTACACGCCGTCAGAGATATTCGAGGCAATGGGTGTGTCGTTTGATTTGGACCCCTGCCAGCCAGAGGAGGGGCGGGCATTCCTGTCCGTCCCAGCGCGCCGCCATTACACGGCGCAGCAAGATGGTCTCAATGCGCCATGGGATGGCTTCGTGTGGCTCAATCCGCCCTTTGGTGGCCGGAATGGCGTTGTCCCGTGGCTGCGCAAGTTCATGGCACACGGGAACGGCATTTGCTTGGTAAACGCCTTGACCAGTTCAGGTTGGTTCCATGACTGGGCGGCTTTAGCAGATGCCATGCTGTTCCCGCGGGGAAAGACAAAGTTCGTGCGCCCTGACGGAACGCGCGGCGCATCACCGGCAAATGGCGTGGTGCTGCTGGCTCGCGGGCAGAAGGGTGTGGCTGCACTTGAGAGCGCTCAAGCCAATGGGCTGGGGATGCTTGTAGCATCGAAATCTCTTGAGGGGGTGAACTGATGGCTCGTATCCGAAGTGTTCACCCCGGCCTTTACACGGATGAGGCATTTATGACGCTCTCCATGGCTGCGCGGGTTTTGATTGTCGGTCTGTGGGCTCATGCGGATGATGGCGGCGGATTTGAATGGAAGCCGCTCGTTTTGAAGGCGCGCATCTTCCCTGCTGACAATATCGATCTGGAACCAATTCTCACCGAACTTGAAGAGAATGACGTCATCAAAAAGTATGACGTGTCCGGTAAGAGTTATGGAGCGGTACGCAACTTCGGCAAGTGGCAACGCCCACAGAAGCCCAAGCGGTTTGTGCCTATGCCTAAACCGGTACGGGAATACTGCCAGTCAGAAACCATCTGCCCAGATAAGGAAAATGATAGCGGTAATAACCAAGTACGAGACGAGTATAATACCAGTACGCAACCGGTAAGCGACCAGTCAGCAAATTCTTCCGCAGAAGGTAGGAAGGTAGGAAGGGAAGAAGGTAGGAAGGTAATACCCTCACTACGTTCGGGACCGCCGGAGCCGGTCGCGGAACCCGATCAGCCTGTGGATGCCCGAACCATGCTCTTCCGGGAGGGCAAGACGCTGCTGCACCACATGACCGGGAAATCCGAGGCTCAATGCGGGGCGCTCATCGGCCGGTGGCTCAAAACCTGCCGCGACCGCTGCGACCTGCTGCTCTCGATCATCCGGGAGGCAGCGGAGCAGAGGCCCGCCGATGTGGTTTCGTGGATTGAGGGGGCTGTGCGGCACCGAACGTCCGGCGGGGCATCATCCCGCCACGAACGGGTAGCCGAAGCATGGGCCGGAGTGCCCGACATTGAGGGGGTTTAGCCTATGAACGCGATTGCGACATACCAGCCGGCACCCGGCCACAAGCCGAGCCCAGACCTGTCCGCGCTGCTCGATGCCGTCCGCAGCAACGTGGCCATCATGCCCCGCGACCTGACAGCCCAGCGGGTTGCCGAGGCCCGGGCCCTTGCTGCCGCTTCGGTGCAGCCCGCCGCCCCCGAACTGATCGTGGCATGGCTGAAAAAGCTGGCGCTGCTGGTCGTGAACGGCCCAGATGCAGGGCGTGCCCGTAGCCAAGCCGAGGCGATGGTGGAGATTTGCGGAGAGCTGCCCGCAGCCGTGTGGTGCCCCGAGACCCGTAAGGCGTGGTGCCAGCAGGGCGACAAGGGGAAATTCTGGCCAGCCCCCGCCGAGCTTTACGCCCACCTCCTGCCATACGCCGAGCGCATCAGGCGGGACGCCATGGCAGCGCAACGGGTTGTTTCTCTGGCCGAGCAGGCAGCCAAGCCTCGGGCAACCGTAAGCGCCGAGGAGCGTGCGGCCGTTGCCGCCCAGATGGCCGCTTGGTGCAAACGGATGGGCTACCCAGAGCTGCAGCCTGACCAGCGCCGTCCGGAGCAACCCCAGCCGGGGGTGTCCGAGCGGTTGGCCGAGTATCGACGCCAGCTTGCAGCAGAGCCAGAGGCGGGGGTGTGGCTGGCCCCGCTCATTGCCAAGCTGGAGGCGCAGGTGGGGCGCAATATGCCCAAAGAACCCAGAGGATTAACGGAGAGCGCAGAGAAGGCTCTCCATCGGTAATCGTTATGTCTGGACGTTAGACTGCCCTGTGCGGGCATTGTGGGGGATTTTAGGGGTATGTTGAAATTGGCGTTGTTGTTCTGGTTTGGGTGTTTGGGGTGCGTTGTGGGAGCGTGTATCGCGGCCAGCGCGCCGGTTGTTGCATGGACATTAGCGGGGTGCTGGATGGCTATTTCTGCGGTCGCATCCCTCTGCCTGACAGTGAGGAGATGGTCATGACCGAATGGGGAACCGGCCACGAACCAGACCCGGACGAGCTGGTGGATTTCATGACTACCGAAGGGTGCGGACCGGTGCGGGTGCCGCATATTGAGCTGCACCCGATCCCACTTCATGCGCCGGAGGAGGGGTTGTTGGATGAGGAGATTTTGCCGTTGTTTCGTGATTGGCAGCGGGGTCCAAAAGTGGCTTAGGGTACCGTTTCACGGTCAGTGAAAGGATTCTGTGATGACCAATAATGCTCATGAAGTTGTTTTGGCTGAAGAAACAATTATTTTACCGGGCGACAAGGTTAGGGTTGGCCCCGATGCGGATGCTCCGTTTAAAAGAAAAATTGATGAAAATGGAGTGTGCGTAGATTCGGTAAATTCCTCCAAAGGGTTCCCCGTTAAAATAAAATTTGATGATGGTGTCGTTATTGAGGGATTTCGGAGTGGATTGATCATGACGGAACGTTATGGAGGATCAGCGCCGGTGCCAGGGAATTAACCCCGTCTGTGTACAACCCTGTGGATAGCGGGTACTGTCGCAAAATAACGACACGTAAAAACGCAGGTTTGCGCGCGTTTTCGCTGTACATTCTTGGGGTTTTGTGATTCTGTGGAGGGATGCAGAAAACATCAGCATTCCTCGCAATGGTTGGAGCGCATGCCGTAGCAGATTACCCTTTGCAGGGAGATTTTCTTGCTAAGGGGAAAAATCGTAATGCGCCGATACCCGGCTGCCCTTGGTGGCAGCTTTTAGGTGCTCATGCGTGTATCCATGGACTATTCGTCGGGCTTATAACCAAGCGCCCGCTGCTTGGCGTTGCTGAGGCGATTATTCATGCAATAACCGATGACGCAAAGTGTCGTGGCAAGCTATCCTTCAATCAGGATCAGGCAATTCACATTGTCTGCAAATCTGTTTGGGCTGGGATGGCGCGCAAATGACCGCCTCCCCCTTCAAGCCCGCAAACTCCGAAATCTACGCGCCACCCCGCAACTGGGATGTGGCATGCGCGCTCTGCAACCTGCGCGCTGGGGTTCCGTTGACTGAGGCGCAGAAGGCTTTGGTGGAGAAAGCGGGGAAATGAAGCTCGGTCGCCACTGCATCAAGGAAGTGCTCTCCCGCGTTAAAGCGCGAGGGTGGAGCGCCGAGATCACGAATGGCGGTCATATCCGGTGGAAGCACACAAGCGGGGCTTTCCTGTTCGGGTCCGCGACCCCGGGGGATAGCCGCTCAATGAAAAACCTTATAGCTCAGATGAAGCGTGTTGAAATGAGGGTTGTTTGAGATGGGGAAAGTTGCTGCGCGCCCTCGCTATGAAATTCCGGTTGCGGTGGATAATGGGCCTACGCCGGAGCGGGCGGGGAAGTCGGTGTTTACTCGCGGCAATCCGCCTCGGGTTCTGACAACCGTGCAATCTCTACTCAATGCAGGCGATATTACTCAGGACGATGCAAACGCCGGGGAGCGGTGGTATCGGGATTATGTGTTCGGGAAATTTGGCTATGTCGAATATGCCCCGGATTATGTGAAGGATGCGACGATTAAGCACGACCCGGTTTCATGGCAGGTTGTGCGAGCGAAGGCGTGGGGGCGGGTTCTGGATGTTAAGCGGGCGTATGGCGTTGGAGCAGAACTTCGTCTGCGCATGATGCTTGTGGATGAAATGAGCTTTACCAAAATGGCGAAAGAGTTTTTCCCGCACATGAGCCTTCCAACCGCTCGGACTAAAATTTCTGGACAGAGCGCTATGCTGCTTGAGCAGCTTACTGCGTTTTATCGGAATAAGGATGGTGTGCGCTGCGCGACCAAACAGGAAGTGCTTGTACCTTGCGCGCAGGTATGATACGCAAATAATCACAATCAAATACCTGCGCCTTGAATAAGCTGCCTTCGGGCGGCTTTTTTTGTGCGCAGATCAGTTTGGGTGAGTGCAACCTGTCGGCGTCTGGCACGGACGCTATAATCCCCGACCTCTCTAAATATGCTGAGCCCAACGGACCATATCGGCATGTATGTGGGCAAACCGCGCACTCTTAAAGCGGAAGGCGGAAAGGTGGGGAGTGCATTAACATTATTGCCTGGAGGATCGTATGGCTGGGCGGAGAGGTCCGGCTAAACCCCGGGCCAGAACAACAAAAAAGACAAGTCCAACGCGCGATGCGCGTGAAATCTTTTTGGAGCATCTGCGCGAAACGTCGAATATTTCCAAGTCCGCGCGGCTGGCGCTTGTTGATCGTTCGACTGTTTACCGTTGGCGTGAAGAAAGCCCGGCCTTCGCTACTGCGTGGGACGACGCGATTGACGAGGCCACCGACGCGCTTGAGGCAGAGGCCCGCCGCCGCGCCATTGAGGGTGACGAGGAATACGTGGTCTCGATGGGCCAGTTGGTGAAAGACCCCAAGACGGGGGAATACCTCACCACACGCAAGCGCTCTGATGGCTTGATGACGCTACTGCTCAAGGCGCACCGGCCCGAGAAGTTCCGCGAGCGGTATGACGTGCAGCAGAGCGGCAACATCACGATGAACATCACGCAGGACGACGACGCGCTGTAATGGTCGCCAAACTGAACCCAGCTCAGCAGGAGGCAAACCGGCTGCTGGGCAGTCCAGCCACGCACTGCCTGCTGCGCGGCGGCTCGCGGTCGGGGAAAACCTTTTTACTGATTCGTGCGGTGGCCATTCGCGCGGCCAAAGCGCCGGGCACGCGGCACGGCATTTTCCGGCACCGCTTTAACGCTTTGAAGCATTCGATCATCGGGGACACCTTCCCCAAGGTCATGCGCCTGTGTTTCCCCGGCGTACCCTACAACCTGAACCGCACTGACTGGTTCGTGACTCTGCCAAACGGGTCCGAAATCTTGTTCCACGGTCTCGATAGTTCAGACCGAACCGAGAAGATCCTCGGCCTTGAGTTCGCCACGGTCTACCTGAACGAAGCAAGCCAGATCAGTTACGGTGCGCGCAACATGCTCCTGACGCGTCTGGCGCAAAAGTCAGACTTGCGCGTTAAGGAGTATATCGACGCCAACCCGCCCACGACCTCGCACTGGCTATACAGTCTGTTTGAGCGGAAGGTGGAACCGAAATCCGGCGAACCTCTGCCCGATCCGGCTGATTACGCTACCATGCAGATCAACCCGGACAGCAACCGGGCCAACCTGTCGCCGGAATATCTGAGGCAGTTGGAGGGCCTTCCGGAAAAGGAACGGCAACGCTTCCTGTTTGGTAATTACCAGACTGCAATCGAGGGCGCGCTATGGACGCTAGACCGCATCAGGCGCGAGGCTGCGATTACGGACGTTAATCGTCCCGCCGTGCTGGCGCGCATGCGGCGCATCGTGGTGGCGGTCGATCCCTCGGGCTGCTCCGGGCCAGAAGATACCCGCTCTGATGAAATTGGAATCTCAGTCTGTGGCGTAGACGCGGACGGTAGCGGCCATGTGCTGGCTGACTTGTCCTGTCGTACTGGGCCTGCTGGTTGGGCCAAGATTGCGCTCGATGCGCTGGACCTGTGGCGAGGCGACCGGATTGTAGCCGAAAAAAACTTTGGCGGTGCGATGGTGGAAAGTACGATCCGTGCGGCGCGGGCTACGGCGCCTGTCACGCTGGTCACGGCGTCCCGCGGTAAATTTGCCAGAGCTGAGCCGGTGGCCGCGCTCTACGAGCAGGGGCGCGTCACGCACCATGGCAGGTTCCCCGATATGGAGGACCAGCTTTGCCAGTTCTCTGCAAGCGGGTTTCAGGGGGCACGTTCGCCTGACCGGGCCGATGCACTGGTCTGGGCCATCACCGACCTCATGCTCGGGCCGCCACCCGCCGCGCCCGCTCGCCTGACACCAACACGTTTTAATCTGGGCCGGTAATCGCGGCCACGGGGTCGTATGGACTGGAAACAACTCAGAGAAACCTACCCGCGGGACGACGGGCTGCCGCCGCGTGCGGCCCGGCTCTCGGCCCTGATGAGGGTTCGGGACTGCGTGCAGTACGACGATATTCCGAACCCGTTTAGCGCTGAATATAACGGGGCAGGTGAGTATATCCCGCTTTCCCAGCGCAGGCCGTCTGTGCGGACCAACATGTGCGCAACGGTCGTGGACGAGAGCGCATCGCTGGTGTTTGGCGAAAGCCATTGGCCCGCATTGAAAGCTGGTGACGAACGCACAAGCCTGGCTCTGGCCGCGCTTGATGCGGAATGCGCTTTGCCTGCCGTCATGCTTGAGGCTGTTATTGCTGGTTCCGTTGGTTCGTCCGCCCTGCTGGTGGAAGTGGCCGAACGTGTGCCGTGTGTGACAATGTTCGACACGCGCTACCTGACGCCCGAATGGGACGCGGCCCGCCAGCTTGTGCGCGTGACCGAGCAATACAAGGTCAAAGGCCGAGACCTTGCCGCGCAGGGTTGGAAAATCCCGGCGGATAATGCGGAGGCGGCTTACTGGTGGCGTCGTGAGTGGGATAGGCTTGAGTGCAGGGTGTATGTGCCTTGTCCAGTTGCCGATGGAGTGCCCGACGAGGTTGATGAGGGCCGCACCATTCAGCACGGCTTGAAGTTTGTGCCTTGGATCTGGATGGCCAACATGGCGCAACCGGGCGTTGTTGATGGGCCGTGCACGTTCGAGCGGGCGATTGATACCGTCATTGAGTGCGACTACCTGCTTTCGCAGTCTGGGCGTGGGCTGAAATACAGCTCTGACCCCAAGCTGGTGATTAAGGCCGGGGCCGCTGACCCTGCTGGTAGCGATGCCGCTGGCACAACCGGCGGCTCCGCAACCGCGCTGACGCTCCCCATGGACGGGGATGCCAAGCTGCTGGAAATCAATGGCGACGCGTCTGACGCTATGCTCCAGCAATACCGAGAACTGCGGGCCATTGTGCTGGAGCAGATCCACGGGAACAGGGCGCACGCAGACAAGATAAGCGCCGCTCAGTCGGGGCGCGCCATGGAGATGATGTGCCAGAGCCTTGTGTGGCTGGCTGATCGCCTGCGCCTATCTTACGGCGAATACGGATTGCTTGCGCTGTACCGCATGATTTGCCGGTTTTCGTCCGCCGTGACGGAGGGCATTATTGTGGGCGGGCAGACTTACAAGGATCTGCCTGATACCGGCCTTGCGCTGCAATGGCCGCCGTATTTCCCCAGCACGGACCCGGAGCTTTTGCAGTTGGCGCAAGGGCTGGCCACCGCTGTTGCGAGCGGGTTCATGAGCAACCAGACAGCGTGCAGCATTTATGCCGCCAAGGTTGGCGCTGCCGACCCTCAGGCCGAATGGGCGCGGGTTCTTGATGAACTGACCGACCCTGTTCTGGTGGCCAAGCGAGAGGCCGCAAAGAATGCCGCCAAAGCCGACCGGCAATCTGCCGGGGCAGGGCGCACTGAGACACGACAGGTTACGGCCTGATCGTTCGCCAGCAGATGCTGGAAACCCCAAAAACAGAGTGTCAGATGACAACAGAGCCCAATCCTCCGATTGACCCGAATACGCCGCGCGAACTTGAAAAAGCCCGCAGCGACCTCAAAACCCTGCGCGCAGAATTGCAGGCGGCCCGCGCGGAGCGGGACACCATCCGTGGTGAGCGTGATGATGCGATTAAGTCCCGCGATGACCTGAAAGTGCAGTTTGATAAGCAGAAATCCGAAGCCGAGGCCAAACTGGCGGAAGCAACTGCTGCCGTAACCAAGGCGCAGGAAGATGCGGCAGAGGCGGGTAAGGCCGCAAAGGCTCAGGCCGATGCAGCGGTTATCCGCGCGGAGGCCAAAGCTGCCGCTGTTCGTTTGGGCGCAGTCGCGCCTGAGGACGTGGTGAAGCTGATCGACCTTGATACGGTCAAGATCGGCGAGAATGGCGAGGTCGAAGGACTGGACGCAGTGATGGCCGCAGCCAAAGAGGCGCGTGGTTATCTGTTCTCTGAGCCACCCAAGCCGGGGACTGAAACGGGCACGACAAAGACGCCAGCCCCACCCAAGCCCGGTGACCCGGCACCGTTCAACGCTGCCAAGGCTGACGCCAAGGATGTGGCGGCCAATGCGGCGGCTCTGGGGCTCAAGTGGCCCCCCACCTAACCCCGCAACCTGAACCCCAGCCCGCAGATGCGGGCACCGCTGACCGGCTGATGCTGGGGCGTAATTTTTTCTCAGCATCATAAGGAAGAATATCATGGCGATTGCCAATTTTCCCGCCGCTCTCCAGCCCGTAATTCAACAGGGCTATCTCTCCCGTGCCTTTCAGGACGCGCTGGAATCCCGCCTTGGGTTTCGGTCGATTGCGGACCGCATGGACTTTCCTGCCCGCATCGGTCAGACCATTACGGACACCCGCGCAGGCCTGCTGGCTCCAGCCACAACGCCGCTGAACCCGGCGAGCAACACCAACTTCGATAACGGCATGTCGCCCACGGAATGGTCCGTTGAGCAGTACACGCTGTCCATCAACCAGTATGGCAACACCATGGATTTGAACCAGGTGACCGAAGGTGTGGGCGTTGCCAACCAGTTCGTGGCCAATGCGCATCGTCTGGGCATCAACGCCCGCCAGACGCTGGACCGGCTGGCCCGTAATGCGCTGTACGGTGGCGGGCAGAACGGTGTTGGTGGTTATCTGGGGGGCAATACCCGCGTGACCGCAACGCTGTCTGCTGCGGGCACCATCGTTGCGGTTGACGATATTCGTGGCTTCCAGACCATCCTGTCTGATGAGGGGCAGGTGATCGCCATTGGCCCATCCAGCGGTATGCTTGTGACTGTTGGCGCTGGCTCTTACACCCTTGTCGGGGCTGTGGCTGACGCTGAAAATAAATCCACTGCTCCTCAGGGCATTTCCGGCACGCTCACCTTCAACACCAACGTGTCTGTTGCTGATGGGACGGAAGGCATGGCGGTTGTGGCCGCGACTGCGCCGCTCGTGCTGCGCCCCAATGGCCGGTCCACAACGGCTGGTCTTCTGGCGGCAGGCATGAAAGATGCCAACGGCACGGTGGTGACGGGTGATCTGCTGACCATTCAGGCCATGCTGGCAGCGCTGTCTGCCCTGCGTGACAACAATGTGCCCACGCTCGATGGCGGGGTTTACCACTGCTATCTGGATAACAGCCAGCTTCTGGGCCTGTTCCGCGATGATGACTTCAAGCTGCTGTACCGCGGGCAGTATGGGTCTGATGCTTACCAGACAGGCCAGATTTTTGACCTTCTGGGCATTCGCTTCATCCCGACCACGGAAGCCCCGCAGCAGGCCAGCCTGGGCGCTGGCGGCATCCACCGCGCCATTATCTGCGGGCAGGGCGCGCTGATTGAAGGTGATTACGCCAATATGGGGAATGCCTTCACGGATACGCTCGATGGCGGTGAACTGGTCCATGTGGATGACGTGTGCATGATCACGCGCCCGGCCCTTGACCGTCTGGCGCAGATCATCGCGCAGTCGTGGTGCTGGATCGGCGGTTTTGCCCTGCCGACCGACCTTACGGCCAACACCACAATCATCCCGACCGCCACCAACAGTTACCTCAAGCGCTGCGTGGTGATCGAAAGCCTTGGTGCCAGCGCGTAATGGCGCGGCCACGCAGGCAGGCGGGAGCGGAGGGCGGCGAGTTAGCCGCCCCCGTTCGGCTGCTGAATGACCACGGCTACATTGAGGGCCGGTTTAACCGGGGCCGCTACCACTGGTCCGCCGGGGAGGTCATTACCAACCCTGATGAGATTGCCCACTTGCGTGAGCGAGGGGCAAAGCTGGAGCCGGTAGCATGTCCGGAACAACCGCAGACCCGCCCATAGCGGATACGCCATTGACGGAAGCAGAGCTTGTGCTGTGCCGCCGTTACATGGGTTATCCCGCCATGGGCGGCATCAATTCCGGCCAGCAGTCGTGGCGCTTCTTTCAGGCATACGGCTTCAATGAATGGCGCATGCGGAACATGGCCCCGGAGGAGTACGTGCAGATCCGCACATACCTTGGGCAATGCCAGACGCTGGAGACGGCCATTCTTGGCGCATCTGACAACCTGGACACTGATCAGGCCGCCGTATGGCATCACAACCGGGCCGAGGTGCAGGACAGGTTTGGCCTTTTCAACCTGTGGCGCATGCAGTTGTGCGCATTCTTCGGAATCCCGCCCGGCCCCGGGCTACGGCCCGCAAATCGCATTGTAATTTAGGAGGCAGCATGCACGCTGTTGACAGTATTCGGCCCCGGCCCATGCGGTCTTGGGCGCTGGTGAAGGGCGGCATTATCGTGGCTGTTCGCACCATTCTGGCATCTGAGAAGCATGGCTTTGAGGAAGGTGGTGGCCGCGTTGTTGATGTGACGGGGGCAGATGCGCAGTTGGGCTATTACGTGGACGCTAAAGGCAACGTGACGCCCAGCGAGGGCCGCAAAAGCCCCATACCGGATGGAAAGCCCGCATATCTGGAAGGGCCGCCTGTTCCTGCACCGGCCACCGGCCCGCTTGGTGTGGCCCTGACCTCGGTGGGAATTACCCCCAGCCGCGACCCTGACCACCCGGCAAATTGGCCGCAGAACGCAGGGAAGCAGGAGGTTGCCGCCAATGGCGAAGCTGACAACGCGCAGGCGTAATGCGCTGCCCAAAAGCGAGTTCGGACTCCCCGGCTCGCGCCGCTATCCGATGCCCGACAAAGCTCACGCGGTAAACGCAAAGGCGCGCGCTGCGCAGCAGGTGAAGGCAGGCGGCCTGTCCAAGTCTTCGCAGGCGAAGATCAACGCCAAGGCGAACAGCATCATAAGGCGGAAAAAGTGATGGCTAAGCCAGCAAAGCGCATGACCATGGAGCAGTATCTGCGCTCCAACACAGACCGCAAGGAAGATGGGCAGAACGCGGCGCTGGTCGGCATGACCGCTGCGGCGTTCAAAAAGACCCCGCAGGCCAAGGCGATTGACCGGCAGATGGTCTCCCTTCTCAACCGCACATCAACCAAGGGACGGCGGCGGTAATGTATCAAGCGCTTCTCCAGCAGAAGGTTGCGCGGGGCTATGCCAAGGCCGCGCTCCGGCTGGGGGCGACAACCGCGCAATACCGGCCCACTGTGCTCGACGCCCCCATGGGCACGCCTTACGCCACGCTTTTGGCCGCGTTCAACAACGACAAGAAGTTTGGCTTTGATGGCCCCGCCCTGTGGGACAAGCCTGCTGTGTTTGGTTTGCTGGACACCACGGACGTGCTGGCGGGAGACCTGCTGACCTGTGCGGGCGAGAATTACTTTGTGGCCCGTCTGGAGCCATTCAGGCCGCCCCTTTGCATATTGTGCAACCGCGTTGTGTCCATCTCTGGCAATCCGGGGCAGGGCAGCACGAACGGCGATGGCGGGACGTGTACGGACGTTGGCGCTTCGAACGATTACGGGACGGGTGGGAGTGGCAAAACCATTCTGGCGTCCGGTTGGCCCGCCTTCATCCAGATCAAAAACAAGGGTGGCGCAACGGGGGATGGTATTCCCGGCTCAATCAAGGCGGCAGATTACGAAATTCTTTTGCCGGTGATGCCCAATTTTGTGCCCACCACCTACATGACCGTAACCACTGACCTCGGCATGACCTACACGATCAGTGCTGTTGAGCCGAGCCAGTACGGGAACCGCTGCCTTATGGGCGTCAATCAGGTTTGACATGGCCGATATTGTCTCTGTCTCCCGCGCTATTGTGGCGCAGATGGCTTCCATTGTTTACCCGAACGGGAAGATGGCGGCGTCTGTTACCGGGCGGCCAACCAAAATATTCCGTGGGTGGATAAAGCAAGGCGATTATGAAGGTTCTGATTGCAGCCTGCGTCGGGGCGTGGACTTTGTGACGGTTATTGACCTGCAAGGTGGCTGGCGGCGGATTGATGAACCGCTTGGCAGGCCATGGAAGCAGGGCGAGGCGATACCCGCCACGGTTGGGATTGATGTCGCCGGAGCTGTAGCAACTGTCAGCACCCAGCCTGACATGGTGCCAAGCGGGATTGTGGGGTTGCGCATCCGATCCAATGGCGACGCCATAGAGGACAGGGCAGTGGCGGCCTATGCCGTGCAAGCCACCGATACAGAGGCGACGATTGCCGCAGCCCTAGCGGCCCAGATACCCGGAGCCACAGCCAGTGGCGCGAGTGTGACTGTGCCGGAGGCGGTCGCGATGGAGGGGGCCGTTGCCGGGTATTCCAACGCGGTCAGGGTGGCTCGCAGACAGCAGCAGTTGTTTCAGGTCACGATATGGTCGGCATCGCCTGACGCGCGGGACGCGCTGGGAACCGCCCTGAACAACGGAATGGCCTTTACCGACTTCCTGACCGACGCCAACGGCTCGACCTTCCAGATTGAGACCCGTGGCGATTGGAACAATGATGCCGCGCAGAACAACGGGATTTACATGCGGCCCTGTCGTTATGTTGCGACATATGACACGGACACGCGGACAGTTATGGCGCAGATGCTTTTCCATAGCGCGGGCCTGACGCCACATGGCGGCGATACCGTAACAACCGGAGATAGCCGCCTTCTGGCCGTCTCCACCACTATTTCCGAGAAATAACATGCCAGATCAAAATACGGTTGCGGCTGCACCTGTGGCGGCAACCCCTACGGCTGTCCAAACTGCGGAGGCCTACGTTGTGACGCAGCCCGGCTATGGCTACGCGCCGGGAGCCAGACTGACCGACGCCACCAAGATTGCCGCACTCAAGCAGGCCGGAACGCTGGCGCGGTTTGCCGTGCGCGTTGCCCCCACTCAGGAGAAATAACCCATGCCGACGATTTATCAGGCAGGTGATTTGAACACCAACAGTCTGGTGGTGCCCAACCTGTACACGCAGGTGCAGAAGCCAGCCACGCTCGCGCTTAATGGCGTATCCAGTGGGCGCATTGGCCTTGTTGGCACCGCAGGCTGGGGGCCGCTCAACACGCCCGTTATTGTGGGAAGCATGGGCGACTATCTGGCCGCGTTTGGGGCCAAGCAGCCGCTGGCTACTGATATTGGGCTCGGGGTGAATATTGCCATCCTGCAGGGCGCGTCTGATTTCCGCTGTGTGCGCGTGAGCAATGGCGCGGACGCAGCAGCCGCCGGGACGCTGGCGGGCGTGAACCTGACCGCGCGCTATACGGGCAGCGCAGGCAACGGGATTACGGCCACCCTGACGCAGGGCGCTATCATCGCCACCAAGTACACGCTGACAACTAGCCATGCTGTGCTGGGCAGCCGGTCTTATACAGGCACCACATGGACCGCGATTGCAGCGGCTATTGCTGCCGATACGTCTGCGCTGGTTGTGGCGACTGTGCCTGAGACTGTTCCGGCTCTGGCTGCCGGGAGCGTTTCACTGACTGGCGGGAAGGATGGCGCCACACCGACCACTGAGCAGTTCATTGGCGGCGATGGCGCAGTCCGCACGGGGATGTATGCCCTGCGCAATCAGGGCTGCGCTCTTGGCGTTCTGCATGGTCTGACGGACAACACGACATGGACCACGCAGGCGGCCTTTGGGTTGCAGGAAGGGCTGTACATGCAGTGTTGCGGCCCTGCTGGCGACACCATTACCAATGCCGTGAGCATGAAGGCCGCCGCTGGGCTGGATAGCTACGGTGTGAAGCTGATGTTTGGTGATTGGCTGTGGTGGGATGATGACACCAACGGCGTGATGCTGGTGCCCCCGCAGGCTTTTGTGGCGGGGCTGTTTGGAGGGCTCTCGCCCGAGCAGTCCAGCCTGAACAAACAGCTTGTAGGCGTGATTGGCAGCCAGAAGGCGGGCTTGGCCTCGACCGGGACGGTTCAGACCTATTCCGATGCGGAGCTTGGCGCGCTGTTTGAAAACGGCATTGACGTGATCTGCAACCCCGCGCCGGGTGGAAGTTATTGGGCTGTGCGCGGGGGGATTAACACATCCTCGGACGATGCCACGAGCGACGACACCTACACCCGCATGACCAACTACATTGCCAATACAATCAACTCCGGCATGGGGGCGTTTGTGGGCGATGTGATTAACGCCACCCTGTTTGGCGATATTCGAGCTGTGCTGCTGGGCACGCTCTCCAACATGGTGACGACCGGTATTTTGGAAAACACGGCGTCCTATGCGGTTGTGTGCGATGCCTCCAACAATCCGCAGGCGCGCACAGCCCTTGGCTACGTGCAGGCTGATGTGAAGGTGCGTTACCAGGGCATCAACCGGTTCTTTATCGTCAATCTGCAAGGCGGCTCCAGCGTGGTTATTGTGCAGGCCGCCAGTGCTGCGTAACGGGAGGAAAGATCATGGAAACACAGGTTGTAATGGATGAGGACCTCAAGAAGGTCTGTGAGTTTATGCAGCGCAATATCGCGGCTGACCGGCTGGTGTCGGTAGCTGAAAATTTGGGGGCAATGGCCCCCATTC